TCACGTATAGTTTTTATTAAAGATTCTGCTTCCTTAAAAAATCCTTCATCAGTAGCATGTTTTGCCAAGTCTTTTGTGGCTTCATCCTTAGCATCATCTTTAGTATGGTAGTTTAGTAATGGTTGAAAGTACTTGTAATAAAGACTACCATCACTAACATCTATATCCATATCTCTCAGTTCGTTCTTGATCTGTTTTACTTCACCTTCTAGATGTACTTCTGTTGCACCAGTATCTATTCCGTTTAGACGCTCTGTTGCAGCTTCAATCTTACCTCTAATTGCTTGTATATCTTTTGCTGTTTTTTCTTTTTGTTCTCTTTCAGACACAGCACCTAGTAACCCTTCAAGTCTAGAGTGTAGCGGTTCGTTAAATTCTTTTAATGTTTTTGTACCAGAACCATCACGAGCGTTAATACCTTTGATGTTAACTAGCCGAGCTAGATCATCTGACTTTAACGAACGGTTATCTGCTAAAACTTTTAGATCTGATTCTAACATAGCTATAGCTCCAGCTACATCTTTTTTACCAGATATTGATTCATACTTTGCAATGTATCCAGAATTAGGATCATCTTTACTACCAAATATTACTTCTGTAAGACCAGCTGGATCTCCAGCAGTTCCTTTAATTCCATCAGCAAGTGCGTTCTGCCTAGATTCTTCGTATTCTTTTTTAGCTTCATCATATGTACTTTTAATAAATGCTGCACGTGCAATTTTATCTGTACCATCTGTTAGTTTAAGTAAAGCTATCTGCTGTCTTTGGCTTAAAGCATTTTTACCACCAAACACGCCTGCTTGCCAGTAGTATGATCCTTGATGAAATTTAACAACTGCATCATACCTAGCAGGGTCTTTGTTAGCTTTACTTTGAACATCTTGAAGACTTAGCATACCAAACTCTGTTGGCACTTTTATGTCTTGAACACTTCCTAAATAAGCTTCATAACCTTTTCCTAGTTCTGCTGTAAGAGCAGCTCCTCTTGTTTGATAATCTTGTACACTTGCTGTTTGAAATAGTTTAATACCAAACTCAGCATTATCTATATTATCAGTTAGTTTGTAATTTTTATCAGCTTCAAATGCTAAATTTACACCTTCTTTAAAAGCATTATTACTTTCTTTTGCTAACTCTGCATACTTAGCATCAACACTGTTTAGCTTGTCTGTAGTAAACGGTACTTTTTTACTTTCTTCAAAGTTAAATAAAGTTTTTGCTTTTTTTACAGACTCATTGTAAAGTTTTTCGTTTTGGTTTTCGTGTTCTTTTGCTATCTTTTCTGAGTTTTCTCTTGTAGCTTTTAACTTTTCTCTAGTGTCATTCCACTCTCTTGCTTGCACACTAAATGCACCAGCTTGCTTAATTAAGCTACCAAGCTTCTGAAAGTTTTGACTTTTTTGATCGGCTAACTGAATAGCCATTTGTGCATTTCTTCTGTACTGTTCGTTGTTCTTTTTTACAACGTCATCTATGGCTTGGTTAGCTACATTACCTAGATCAGACTTAGGATCTATGTCCATGTAGTTAGTATCAGAGGTGTTAAACATTGCTGAATCCATTATGCCACCTCCTTAAAATCAACATCTATCATATCATAGTATACAGCATAAAAACCACTGCTAAGTTTACCTACAGCTTCTGGTTTTTTCTTTAATACTTCTTGAGCTTTAACTCCAATAAATTCTCTGTCAGAACTTATGTATTTAAATTTGTATATATTATGTCCATCAATAGATTGACCTATTTTTGTAACATCTCTTTTTAATCTTTCGTCACTAGGAAACATCGTCATTAAACCTGATGCTACATTCATACCAAAGCTAAGACTGTTCATAAACTGACCAGCTCTGTCTTTTGGAGGCATTTGAGTAGGCATACCAAACTGTGGTCCCATACCTAGGTTTGCATGTTCACGCTTAATCATAGCGTCTTGTCTTCTTTCTATCTTAGTTTGTACTTTAGCTTCTCCTTGAGTTGCTAAGTTATACATCTTGCGATCTATGTCAGCTACCTTGCTAAAGTATTGAGCAGCTTTTTTACCACCAAAACGACGTGATCTACCACCTTCGTTTACTGATTTACTAGCAAAAAACTGTCTGGCTAAATTTTCTTTTCCAAGTAAGGCTTTACCTTGAGCTTGGTTTGTGAACTCTTGAAAGTCTGCATAATCTCGTGACCTACCTAAACCTCGTATAAGTTTTAGGTTGTCTTTAAAGCTAGACTCTTTGTTCCATTGTTTTATCGAGTTAGCTTTAAACTCGGCATGACGCCTGTTATTCTCGACTCGGGCTGCTTCACGCCTACCCGCATTAGGATCTGGTGCACACACGGCAAAATTCTATAAAGTATAAATTGTTTGGTCCATGTTTAAACTTACGTAAAAACTTGAAGCCTAAAAATTTGAGTAATTTTAAATGTACTGTATTTCTACAGTCTACTATGTTCCACAATAAAGGCTCAGTACGGCTATCGACCCACCGTTTAGCTTCTCTTGCAAATGTAATTGGAAAGTCGTGAATAGCTGGAGTGCATAGCATCCATATTTCACCACCTTCTCCGACTCCTGCTAGTCCGGCAGTCTTGCCGTCTGGTACTGTGAAATACACAGCAGAGCCAATCCTTGCCACTCGTAGTAGCTCGTCCATAGGATCTAGCCCATGGCCTTCTACGACCTCTCTGAGGTCATCTGGGCGTAGGTGAGAGGCCACCTCTCTGGCAGCCTCCTCTGTAATTGGGTGTACGTATTGATCTAATTTAGACACGTCTGTAATATCTGGGTGAGTAGTCTCCCTCCCATGACACAGCTCGTAGTGTGGATGGTGCTGGGTGACTTGATTTAAGTGTAATATCTACGTTGGTATTTTTTTCATATACCGGCACAGTTTTTATAAACTCTTCTAGGTAGGGTGCATCTGATACATCATACTCGTCTAGCTCTGTAGATTCATATACTTCTGTGTAGTCAGACTTACCAACACGTGAAAGAGTTGTTTCATATAGACCTATCTTACCAAAGTGAAACTTGACTCTGTGTACTACAAGTGACGAGTTAACGTCAGCTCTGTTAGCTTCGCCTTGTTGTCGTGAAAGATAGAATGTAGGAAATGCTACGCTGTACTCGTATAAGTATCCTATTGTTAGTGTTGCACTAGACCAGTCTCCCGGTAAAGTAAAGCTAGTTGTGCTTGTAGATGTAGGCTTACCATATCTACCTACACGTGCAGAGTTAGTATTAGTATCTATAACAACTAGGTCATAGTTAGGTGATGTGACTAAAGGTAGCCAACTTACACCAGTAAATGTAGTTAAATTTGTAGCTGCACTATAACTACTACTACCTGTATCAGTTGTATAGTTATCTAAATGTAATAAAAAATCTACAGTATCTTGAGTAATACTTGGATCACTTTCTTGTTGTACAAGTCTAATACTTTGTAAAAAATGGTCAGTGTCTAAAAAATAGTACTCGTCATTTATAATAAAATGGTAAAGTAATGGATTGTTAAATTTCCATTTAAACCATGCTGATTGCTGACGCTTGTCACCTACATTAAGATATCTAAAACCTTGCACTGTGTCAGAGTTAGTTTTACCCATGATAACTAGATTGTTTTCACGTGAGTTTGTAAATAAATCTATATTTTTAGGTAATAACGTAGGTACTACTTGACTTTGATTTACTACGTTAGGTTCACCCTCTCTAGCAATGTTAGCCATTTCATTAAATCGACTAAATTTACCAGAGTCATCAAGATATGCGATAGTTGTACCTAGAGATACAGGAGGAACATCTTTGTTATAATTAAATGTAGATAAACTACGTAACTTAGCAGTATCAGGGTTTAATACTGTGTCATCAGATGATAATAAAAACTGCTGGTTTGTACTAAATACTACGAGACCTGAGTTTATATCTATACCATCAAACAGTTCTGATGGAAATGTAGATGAACAAGATATATCAATAGGGTCATTAGCACTGACTGTTAGTGCTGTTTCTGCAAAAAAATCAGGTGTACCAAGAGTTCCCGGTCTAGATAATATCACGTTTTCTCCAGCTAGAAAAGCTAGCCTGTTACGAAAGAACAATACTTTGTTAATTCGTTTATCTTTAAATGTAGGGAATGGATTACTGTTATCATCACCCACTTCTCTGTCTGCATATGTAAACTGTTTAATAGTAAATGTAGCAATTTCGTTTACAGTTCCGGGATTAGTTAATGCTGTTCTCTGTATAACTAGCGGCATATTCGTTAGGCTCTTAGCTATTGCTGGCTTTGCACATTCTGTCCATGAACCTGTACCATCCTGATCGTTTAGACCCTCGAATCGTAGGTAGTAATCGTCTTCTTCTGATATTCTAGCATTAGCTATTTTAACTATATATCCATGTTTACATTGTTTAGGTAGTAAAGTAACATCGTTTACTGATGTACCCATACTACGCATCAAATCATCTTCTACAATTTCACAGTTAAATGAATTACTACTAGATAAGTATATACCGTTACCTATTATAGTACCATTAATACCAGCTGGTAATTCTTGTATTATACCACCTAATACTTGGTCACAACTAACTGCTGTATCAGCATCAAAAGGTGTAGGCTCTGGCCTTACTAGACCTAGGTTAGCTTTTACTGTAACTGTTTCGTGCTCTAATACTTCTATTGTATATGTAGCAGACGATTCTCCTTTACCAGAGTTGCCATCTGTACCACTGGTAAGTGTACCGCTTACTGTTCTACCTTTAGCCTGATCCATAGTGACAGTAGTAGTATCGCCTGTAGTCCAACCTTCACCACCATGTAATAAAAATATACTTCTAGCGTATGCACATGCAAAGTCTTGAGGTGTATTACCTTCACCACCTATATTACCCTGCTGCCCACGTATGTCAAGTTTAAATATTAAGTTTTTCTTTGATCCGCTATCTACACTAAATGTCTGTATACCAATACCTCTACACTGTCCAGTACCACCTGACTCATCAAGTGTGTCAGATTGTATTTTTATACGTGTAGCTCTTGTAAAGCTAGTTGTAGAATTACTGTTATATAGGTTAAGTCCATATTGTCTACCGTTTTCTGTACGTGTTACTTCGACAAATGCAAAATGGTTATCAGGATTAGCAGTAGTTGTATCTGTACTACCTACCAGCGTATGAGCGTTAGTAGAATCACGACTGCTAACAAAGGTAGTGTCGTTGATAGTAAGGAATTGAATATTCTCTGCATTACTTGTTGCTAGATAGTTTTGTATTGCTGTCTGCCCACCAGTACCATATACTATAGTCTGTGCAGCTCCAGCATTATCACCGTCAGCCTTCCACATTCTAAGCTGTCCGTCTGCGGCAACTTGTCCTATGTAAGATCCTTCTTCTTCATCTCGATGGTAGTGAAACCACGAACCACCTGTTTGTACGCTGGGTAAAGGCTGAGAGTTTATTCTTTTAGCACCCGGTCTTTTATATAGACCACGTGTGATGTCAGGTATTGCATTTACGACATCTTTAACTTGACCCGGAAATTTTAATTGATCGGGCTGTTCTGATATACCCCCAGTAAAACTAGGAATGGTTTGTGTTATGCTTGCCATTATCGTCTAAGGTTTCTCCAAGGTTGATATGTTGTATGTATTGTATTTTCTGGGAATCCAAACATACTATGATTACCCTGATTACACTCGTACTCCATAAGAGATGCACGTGCTAAAGCTTCTTGTCCTTGTAATAGTTTGACAAGATTAGGGTTTGCAACCAACTGTGTAGCTGCTTTTGTTGACGCTCTATATGTGATATAACGTCTAAATGGTATAGGTAGGTTTTCAAAAGTGTAAAGTTTTACGACATCTAAGTCGATAGTGGTGATAGATGAGAAGTCATCTGTGTGATCTATCTTATCATACAAGTGACCATCACGTCTGATAACGTCATATATTCTATGAGTCCAGCCTTCTGATACATCAAGCTGTAGCACGTCATTGGCTATAGCTATCTTACCTGTAACTGAGTCAGGAGCATAGGCTACATGTTTTTCTGTGTTAAAATGCCACCCCTCTGCTTGCGTGTCTACGTTAGCATCACGGAGTAGGTTATATATAAATGCGATCTCTGGGTTATCATATACTAATGATGTAACTGGTGCTTGACCTATAGCTCCCAGTATAGAGTTCACTGCGGATAGTTCGGTATCGAGGTCAATAGTTGTGGAAGCCATAAAAAAAAGGGGGACACGAAGTCCCCGTATAAAAATAAATTAAGCGAAAGCGGAAGGCTTAGTTGCTGTTCCAGCGAATAGTTCGATAGATGCAGCAGGGTTAAGTGCGTCTGCTCCCATTGCTAGGCGACCTAAGATTACGTCACCTTGGTAAACAACGGATATGTCTCCGCTTGTTACCTGTACTTGTGGTCCGATTGCTTCAACAACACCAGCGGCTTCCTTCTGGAAGATAAGTCCACATGAGTTCTCGAAGTCAGAGTTACCATTACCGTAAGAGTTAACAGTCTTAGTAGCTGATGTACCAGCTGTCTCGTCTTCCATAACAACTTCTGTGAAGCTGCCTGTGTTTCCGGGATCTGTTACTCCGGGGTTTGTTGCAGAACCTGTACCGTACTTAGTACCAAATCTACCAAAGAACGGAATGTTCATTGACTTGAAGATTTTGATTCCAGCAATTTCGATGATGCCATTACCTGACTGTAATGCGTCACCTTGCTCGTCTCTGTTGATAAGACCGTTAGAACCAACAGCTTGTATTAGTTCGTAGTATTGTCTTGGGTTCAACACAGCTACTCTTCCGTCACCAGAAACTCCTTTCTCATCAAATGCAGCTGCTGCATCGTAGAAAGCGTTTACTAGAGCTGTAGAGCTGTAAGCGTCAGATGCGTTTGTAGTTGTACCTACACGGATCTGTGTACCACCGGGCTCAACGAAGTTGGACTTAGTGATAGGGCTAGCTTGTCTAGCTGCCTTTGTTACTGATCTAAAGATCTTTCTGTCATACTTTTCTGCAAGAGCATAACCAATCTTCTTGGAGATTTCTCCTCTTAGATCGTAGTGTGCTAGTGTTTCATCTAGCTCATAAACGAACGCAGAACTAATTAATAGGTCATCGCAAGTTATGGTTTTTTCAGCTACTGGAGGTGCACCGTCACCGTTACCTAGTATGCTGTTGCCGGGTGTATGGTACTCGGCTGTGGTTCTACCGGTGAAAATGAACTGAAGACTCTTACCGTTAGTAAGTGTTCTTTTCATTACAAGGTCTCTAGCGATTGTATTACGCTGAAATCCTTTGAACATTTCCCCGGAGAACAACTTTAAATAAAGTGCTCTGGCGTCGCCTGCACTATTCGATTGACCCGGACGTGTTAGACTTGTAGTCAGGGTACTATTTTGTTGTGCCATTGATATGGGTTATTAAGGTTTGTGTATTGCTTAGATCTAATTTTCTCGAGATTTTGTGTGTCTATCCACACCGTCTAGACGGCTAAAGGTATCCTCCTTGGAGGGCAAAAGCCAATGGCAGGGGAGTCCGACTCTGAGGTGCTCCCCGTGCTGTTATTACTTCACAAATTTTGTGTAAGCAATGCCACGATATACGTAAGTTACTTGCATTGTAATCTCCATATACCCTAGCCCCGTTCCATGCTAGGTTATCATGCGTCTCCGAAGAGATGAACGGACGTGGTCTTACCCTATAGCTGGTGCTGTAAGGGCTACGTTTGTGGACTCAGCTGATGCTAAGTCAAGTGGAAAGTTGTGTGCATTTCTTTCGTGCATCACTTCCATACCAAGGTTCTGTCTGTTTACAACGTCTGCCCAAGTAGGAATGATCTTGCCATTTGTATCGACAATGGACTGATTAAAGTTAAAACCATTAAGGTTGAAAGCCATTGTGCAGATGCCCATTGAGGTGAGCCATATGCCAACGACGGGCCAAGTAGCGAGAAAAAAGTGTAAGCTACGAGAATTATTAAAAGAAGCATATTGGAAAATTAATCTACCGAAGTAGCCATGGGCTGCAACGATGTTGTAAGTCTCTTCATCCTGACCAAACTTGTAGCCATAATTCTGAGATTCGTTTTCTGTTGTCTCCTTAACGATAGAGGAAGTAACGAGACTTCCGTGCATAGCTGCGGCAAGAGCTCCACCGAATACCCCAGCAACGCCGAGCATATGGAACGGGTGCATAAGGATATTGTGTTCTGCTTGGAATACAAACATGAAGTTAAAAGTACCAGAAAT